TAAATCCAAGTGGGAATGAAGATGTATCCGACGATACCAAGAATAATATAATGATCATTCAGTATTTCTTTGCCTTCCTAAATGTTTTGGGTGGTATACTCACATCTATCAGTAAATTTAGTCAGTCTCTACCTCTATCTGAGGCACACTCGGCTATGTGCGTGCAGTGGTCAAAGTTCTATAGGTCTATTGATATGGAAATATCACTCGATGTTAAACACCGCTCAGAAGTTGTTGAGTTTCTTATGAAATCTAGGGAAGACTATGATAAGTTACTTGACGACGCACCAGATATACCGGCTATATCGATTCAAGCATTCATGGTTCAGTTTCCAGAAAAGGAAAATAAACCCGATGTTTGCAATGGTTTGAGTATAGTTGTAAGTGATGACGCAGCGTCTGTGACTGGTTCCCAGCGTGCAGTTTCTCGCTGGCTTGGTGCATTAAAAAATACAACCAGGCGAAAAAGTGGAGATATGGATGAACTCACGCGAGTATAATTTTATGTGTCTATACTAAATGAAAGCGGCCGCATGGAATATACTCACCATTACTCTCATGTATGGACTTCTATATAGTCAGATGGGACCTCAAAGTTTTGACTTTAAAAGTCCCCTTGATGCATTTTACTTTGCGTTTACTACTATGAGCAGTGTGGGTTATGGTGACATTTCACCAAAGACAGACGCAGCAAAGCTTCTCGTCATGTCACAACAATTCTTAATTATGACTGAGTTGGCTAAGGTTATGAAGTTATTTTAATTTCGATATCGTATAAATAGCTAGTAAAGTGTGCACAATATAATAGACAATGTTATAGTCGTCTAATGCCAATATACGCTTGATTTGTAAAATGGAAAAGACGTCATATAATTGTCTATTTTCGTCTATACCACATTCGTTATTGTATATGGGCATGAGAAAGCATGATTGTTCTTTATTAGGGTTGATAATTCCCTGTGCGATTAATCCAGCACTACCTAATAAAAGAGCGTACAAAATCCGCGGATCTTTGAAAATAAATGGTCCCAGATATATGAAAACAGTGGCGACGTTGTGAAAATAATGTAATATGTTATGTTCTATGGGCACTTTCTTTTTACATGGATAGTAATACTTATCTAACGCGTAAAAAACTAAACCCAAGAATAATATAAGTATCATCGCTCTTGAATTATAGGAATATTTTTATCCTGTATCGAATTGAATGCACTTTCTGATAGTATAAAATGAGAATTGAGATTATCAGTCATATGACTCACCGATTTAACAGCTAGAGAAGAACCGGTATTTAAAATCCAACTTAGTATAACTGCACTCGAAGAGCACTCGTGATCATTTGCAATTTTACATATTTGTTCATCTACGAGTGCATCTTTTGACATGGGGCTATAAGCCATGATGTTGATCATATTTTTATCACAGTACTCTCGTAGTTCATTTTGCTGAAAATACGGATGTAATTCGATTTGATTTATGGCCGGTTTCAAGTGTTTTATTTTTTCAAGGTGTTCAATCTTAAAATTGGAAACTCCTACATTTTTACATAAATTTCCCTCGAGTTCTTTCATTTTTGAAAATACGGTGAGAACATCCGCGTCAAAACGTTCCCCATCTTTATACACCACTGGCCAATGAACGAGATACATATCTAAGTAATCAACTTGAAGGGCATCGATACTTGTTTGACATGCATCCTTGACACTGTCATGTTGATCATTCCAGAGTTTTCCTATGATGAAAAGATCTTCACGGGTACATATACCTTCGTTTATACACTTCCTAATCTCCTTGCCGATCATGACCTCATTTCCGTAAAAATGGGCACAATCGAGGGTTCTGTATCCATACTTAATAGCTTCATACACATCACCTTCTTTTGCACCACATGTTCCATAGGCAATTTTGTGCATTTCTGATAAATTTGGAAACATCATGCGATTAATACAGGTTTTATTTAATCCATAACACAGTGCGTCATTTTCAACACCCACCGTATCATCTACAAGATTTTCACCGAATGAAAAATGAACCTGACCATTTTTTACACTCTTATCGTTGTACATGAATTTAAACAACTCAGACAATGAATCACATCTGAACATTTTTGGTAAATGAAATGTATCCGAAAATTGTTTATGAATATTGATGAGTTTATCATCGTGAATATCTAAAACGTGTCCAACATGTGAAGCACCAATCATACCCACATTTACAGCTTCCCCGTGATAATATTCATCTTTTGAAACATATTCTAAAGCGTGACCATATTGATGTCCATACATGAGAATAGGATGGAGTTCCCATGGATCGTTTCGTATGTGTTCAATCTTAGCTTGAATAGTTTTCATTACGTTTGAGAACATGTCATCCTCTGAAAGTGTGAAATTTTCACAAACTGCGTGTTTAATAATTTCAGCGTAACCATCCCATATAAAACGCTCATCTAACGTTTTCAGAAAGTCATAATAAATGTATATATTAGATGGAACTTTATAGCATCCAATTTGATTCTTTCCATGTTCTGTGTTCAGTGCTTGTTTATATGATATACACGCGTCTGTCATGGCGAGAAGTGTTGTCGGAAAGCTGATAAACTCGATACCTCTCTTGTACGTTCCAGCTATAAAACCAGCGAGATTACTTACAGATCCACCCCCCACAGAAACGATAACCGTGTGTGTATCCATTTCATGTTTTCCCATTTCATCAACAAATTTCGAATAATACGAGACATTTTTGAACTCGTCTTTAGCTTCAACCTCAAACACAATACCATCTATCTTTGGAATCCCATACAATTCTTTCACCTTTGTATCAATGAACAATACGACGCGATGTTTTATTTGTTCAATGACACTTTTCCAATCAGAAATGGTTTCAACAGTACATATATTCTCAACTTGCCTGTTAATTATAATCTTCATGTACTATATATGAATATACTCCTATTTATTCTGGTGATCATTCACGCGATTTGGATCATAGCTTTCCAAACGTTTGGGTTATTCATACTACCCAGAAAAATGTATTATGTGTATCCACTCGCCTGCGCGCTCGTGAGTCTTCATTGGATCGTGTTCGACAATAAATGTATTTTATCGGTCCTAGAAAACAAGGTATCGGAGGACAAAAATGGCAACGATGACACATTTGTATATAATGCTATACACGACAATCTCGGTATCCCCATATACGATCAAAAAAGGTTTCAGCATACGATGATGACCTTAAGCTTTTTGTATGTTGCGTACTTGTACCGTAAAGATCCCAAGATTCTAACACTGTGTCTCGCGTGTCTGTATCTCAATAGATGGGATGTATGGTCTAAAAATTTTCTATAAATACAGTATGAGCGATTGTCAAAGGTAACTATGATGATGTGGTTTAAAGACTTGACACCCTTATACAATGTGTTATACACAAAGGTCAGTAACATGATCAATTGCACCGGTTCTCATAGCTCAGTTGGTTAGAGCGTGGTGCTTATAACGCCAAGGTCGCGGGTTCGAGCCCCGTTGGGAACATCTTTTAGAATGAGTTTTCCTCATTGTAAAAGATAAGACTCGATATTTACCATGGATAATCCGAATACCGCGTTTTTATAATAGGGACACCCTTGTCATACACATAAGAGCATATTCCATATCTGTCTAGTCCATCGTGTCTTGAAAAACTCCCTCGACACGGACCTGTATCTCATACTATACTAAATCGTCATTTTAATTTCCTTATTACGTAGAATAAAAAAATCAAGAATAAAACCACACTTATATAGTCAAATACGACTTTGAGACGGTCAAACCCAGGTTGTGCCTGTTTATCGAGTTTTAAGGGTTTAAACATCAATTTATCCAGTATATAGTAGGTCTCCCCCCATCCTGATTTCGCATTTTCGGTTTCCGTAAATATCTGATAAGCCAATGGATACATATACGTGTACTTAGACCAAGTTCTATTGTGTTCGAAATCTACGTGACCCATCATAAATTTACGGTGTATCGCACTATCCATATACTTTTTATTGTAAATCGCAGCCTGTGAACATGTCGTGTATAATAATCGCTGATGGTTATTGTGAAGAAGAATATCAATAGGTGACGGTATTGAAATCGGACCCAAATTATATATTTCTGGGTCGCGCTCATTCAAAAATGTGCGCAGATTATTCACGACGGTGGGATCCCTGATGCGTTCATCAAACTCACAATCATCTTCAAGTACCATAATTCTAGAATACCCCTGATCAAGTGCATGTTTGAATACATTTTTTAGGGCATCCTCTAGATCGTAGTTAGGTTTATTGACTCTCAGGTTCTTCTCACATTTTTTGTATCCTCTGTTGTACTGAATCACAACCTTTGATGTAATTTTGGCATTTTCAATTTGTCGTAGTATTTGTTCTTCTCGTTT